CCCAATAAGGTAAAGGCTCGCATAGCTAGGACTCAAGCCTTTTACAATGTAAGAAAAGCCTATCTAGCGCTTATATGTTTCGAGATTGAGTCCCACTATCGCAAGGCTCTTAGCCTTAATATGATATGCGGAATCCGACTTAATACGACTTCAGACACGCCTTTTGAATCCGTATATCTTGATAATGGTAAAACCATCTTTGAAACGTTTCCGCAAGTCGACTTTATGGACTACACAAAACGCTTCAAGGCTATGCTTAAGTTTTGTTCTGGCAACATGCCTTCAAACTATCATTTAACCTTTAGCAAGTCGGAATCCAATTGGGAACAATGCTTGGAAGTCTTAAAGGCTGGCGGCAATGTTGCGGCCGTATTTGATAAGCTACCAGAGTCCTATGCTGGTTATACTGTTATCAATGGTGACGAGTCTGATTGGCGACCTATGGATGAAAAGAACGTTATAGTGGGACTCAAGGCTAAAGGCTTGGCACGTAACGACGACTCTGGTTTTACAATTCGCATAGCAACACAAGAAAAGGTTTAAGAATATGACATTGATAGCAAACTATCCAAGCAAGAAAGCATGCAAAGAGAGCATAGGCGAGCCGCTTAAGTATATTGAGACAAGCATATTTGGCGCTGAGTATACACCTAACGGGACTCTGACAGTCGCTAATCGCCCACATATAACCAAGCAAGGGCGAGAATGGTTTGGCCGTGTAACAATGCGCAACGGGCTAATAGAGGGAGTCAAGTGATGGACTATGACACAAGCAACGGCTCACCATATGATAGGGGCAGCGCTGATAGCTACTATCAAAGGCCATATGACCCTCACTATTGGCCCAAAGGTACGTATAAAGGCCAAAGAATAGAGCTAGAGGATATGACTCCGCAACAGATAACAGAATATTTTAAAGGCTATGAGGACAACGAGTCGGAGGGTAATTTTAAGGACTACGGCTGAATCTATTTCAACAGAACGACTCCCCAACTGGACTCTGGCTTAGGCTGGAGTCTTTTTTGTTGCTGCTCAATGGCTTAGCTATCCCGTTATTGCGAATGATTATCATTATCAGCTAGGTTATTACTTGCGAATGGTTATCAATAGTGCTGCCGATTCGCCCTCCAAGCGCCAGTTTTTTCTTTTTGTCAAGCCTAGATCACGATTTGTTTCAGTCTTGTAACATTCGATCACATTTTTACACTAGGGGATTGACATTTGTTGGGACCCTCTGTAAAATACGCAGGTGATTCGGTTGGGGCTTGTTTCCACCCACATCTATAACATAAGAATTTTACTTCGACCCTGTATGTACTGTGGTATTTATGCAACAGTATCCGACATGCGCTACCCACTTAAGTCAACTACATAAAAAAAGAATCATTGGTAATCAACCACTTATAAAATAAATAAAATACTTACTGGACAAACAGCTAAAAATATCCCTATAGTATAGTAAGAGCTATACTTAAGTATATACTTAAGATCTCAACTTATCATATTATAATACTAGATAGATTAAGAAACTTAAGTTTATACTTAAGTATAGGTAGTACCAATAGTAGCACTAGCTACGCAAGGTGAAACATTATGAGCGTCCACGATAAGATCCCCTATAGTGAAGTGATAGCCAAGAAGGTTAGAGAAGGTATTCGTAGTGGAGTATCTGTTAAGGATATTCTTAGTAGTATCCAGAAGTATCAGAATGCCCCCTCAAGTACAGCTACTTTCTATAAACTATATGGTGAGGACATATCTGATGAGAAGGCTTCTATTGTAGGTGCTGTAGGTTCTGTAGTTGTACAGCAAGCATTAGAGGGTGACTTCAAGTCTCAGGAACTCTTTCTTCGTAGTAAGGGTGGTTGGTCACCTACATCTACAGTTAATGAGGTAGAGCAGTTAGAAGACCCCGATGTAGATGAGTCAGCTATAGACTCCCTGATGACCTTATTAGGTAAGACCCGTACAGATGATAACAGCGCAAGTACTTAGAGACTTACCAGATTCTGATGTAGCTGCACTATTACAAGAACTAGGCCCCAAGAAGACTGAAGAGTTACAACACAACTGGGAATTTTGGGCTAGACCTGAACAGTTAGAGCCAGAGGGTAAATGGAATGTTTGGGTTGCACTTGCTGGTCGTGGCTGGGGTAAGACCCGTGCAGGTTCAGAGTGGGTCAGACACAGGATTAAGAAGGGCGATAAGATCGTTCATTGTGTTGCACCTACTAAAGGTGATGTTCGCAGGGTTATGGTTGAGGGTGACTCAGGTCTACTCAATGTCTGTTGGAAGGGTGATAAGACATATAGGGGAAAGCATATTGGATTTCCTACTTGGTCGCCTACCAACAATACTCTGACATGGGAGAATGGCTCTAAGGCTGTATTCTTCTCCGCTGAAGACCCAGAGAGATTACGTGGGCCACAAGCCTACTCAGCATGGACGGATGAACTCTGTGCATGGAGAAATGCCCAAGAAACTTGGGATATGCTACAGTTTGGTTTACGTTTAGGTAAGCGTCCTCAAGTATTCGTAACGACGACACCTAAGACAACCAAACTGATACGCACAATACTAGATGATGATAAGACAACCATCTCTAAGGGTAGCACCTACGATAACTCAGCTAACCTAGCAGATACCTTCTTAGACGCTGTAAGAAAGACTTATGAGGGTACTAGGTTAGGTAGACAAGAACTCTACGCTGAGATCTTAGATGAAGCATCAGGTGCCTTATGGAACAGAGGTCTACTAGCTAAGTGTGAAGTAGATAAAGAAGAAGTCCCTACCCTTAACCGTATTGTAGTATCAATAGATCCAGCGGTTACCTCTAACGCTGAAAGTGATATGACAGGGATTGTTGTAGCTGGTTTAGATGTAAACGGTACAGCATATGTCCTAGAAGATCATACAGGTAGATATACTCCTCAACAGTGGGCATCCAAAGCTGTAGAACTCTATAGAGAACATATGGCTGATAGGATTGTAGCTGAACGAAATCAAGGTGGCGATATGGTTCGTCACACATTACACACAGAAGATGAAACAGTCCCAGTAAAGCTCGTACATGCCTCCAGAGGGAAGATGGCAAGGGCTGAACCAGTATCCGCATTATATGAACAGGATAAGGTTAGACACGTAAGAGGGCTTAATGATTTAGAAGATCAGATGGTACAGTGGGAACCTCTAGGGTCCATAGGCTCACCAGACCGTCTTGATGCTTTAGTTTGGGCTATAACGGACCTCTCATTGAATGGCTACGCAAAACCTACGCTTAAATTAGCGTACAGTAGCGCCAAAGGATTACGGTAATGGTTAAGAAGCTCTCAGAGACAGAGGCCAAGAAGATATTAGGTGTAGCGGGTGACAACACCTCTAATGGTCAGATACGGGCTGATGAGTTTCTACCTGAGTTGCGTGGCAAGAAAGCTATACGCAAGTACCGTGAGATGAGAGATAACGACAGTACTATTGGTGCTGTCATGTATGCTACTGAACAAGTCCTTCGTGATGTAGATTTAAAGGTGATGCCAGCCAATGATAGTGCAGAAGCTAAAGAAGAGGCTGAGTTCGTTAAGTCTGTACTTGATGATATGGACCATACCCTTGATGACCATATTGCTGAGTCCTTATCGAATTTGTCGTATGGCTTTGCTTGGTTTGAAGTCATCTATAAAAGACGTAATGGCCCTACTGAAAGAAGTGACAAGAAGCGTTCTAAGTACACTGATGGCCGTATGGGTGTACGGAAGATTGCTATTCGTGCGCCTTGGACAATCTCTAGGTTTGATGTAGATCAACAGACTGGTGATGTTAAAGGTATTTATCAGGATGGGTCGGGCTATAACAACTCTAATTATATACCTACTCGTAAAAGTCTGTACTACCGCACGACAACGATTAATGGTGACCCTGCTGGCCGCTCTATACTTCGCAATGCTTATACTTCTTATGAATATGTCAATAACCTACAGTCTATTGAGGCTATAGCAGTTGAGAGGGAACTTGCTGGTATCCCTGTTGCTCGTATTCCTGCTGAGTACTTGTCAGGGGATGCAACAGCCACACAATCTGGATTTGTCAATAACCTGCAATCTATTCTCAGGGATGTCAAGTTCAATGAGCAAGGATACATTATTCTGCCTTCCGACACCTATCCCGATAAAGACGGAGCGCCTACCAACCAGAAGCTGGTAGATGTTGAGCTTATGTCTTCTAGTGGTAGTCGTAATATTGACATTGACCCTATTGTAAGACGTTATCAGCATGATATTGCTCGTAGTGTCCTTTCTGAGTTTCTTATGCTTGGTGGTGGTAATACTGGCTCTTATGCCCTCTCCAAGAGTAAGACAGACCTGTTCCTTCGTGCATTAGAGAGTTATATCCAAGCTATTGTTGATGTCCTTAACAAACAGCTTGTCGAGCGCCTCTGGGAGTTGAACGGTCTGAACTATGACCTGATGCCAACTATTGTAGCTGGTGATGTAGCTCCACACGACCTACGTGAGATTGCAGCATTCCTACGGAACTTGAATGGCGCAGACATCAACGTAAGTGATCATCCAGAAGTTATACAGGATCTGATGGATATAGCTGAACTAAGATATGACCCAGAAGTAGGTGGTAGTTCAGATGACAACGTGGACTAGACATCTATACGAACATGACCCCCTAGCAATAGCTAAAGGTGAGTCTAACGGTTACTCCTTTGTCCACAAGTTCGGCGCAAACTTTGACGTTGATAACAACAGCGAGCCAGAGACTGTTTGGACTGGTGGCGGCTTATACCCTTGGTCAGCACTAAACGTCGCTAAGACACTCTACATCTTGTCCAACGATTCTAATGAAGAAGGTACTGTAGAATTACAAGGTCTTGACGAGGATTACAATGTTGTCACAGAAACGGTCACTCTAAATGGAAGCACTGCTGTCACCACCTTAAACACCTTCCTTCGTGTTTACCGTATGATTTATACAGATGATGGCGGCGGCAACGTAGGTGTAATCACAGCTAGGGTAGACAGTCCGTCAGGGACCGTTGTAGCACAGATTGAGGGAGTCTTATCTCAGACACTGATGTGTGTGTATACAGTACCCGCTGGCTACACTGCTTATATGATGGCGGTGGATTTCTCTGTTCAGAAGAACAAGGATGCTCAAGTTCTCATGATGCAGAGGACGTTCAACACAAACAACTTTCGAATAGCTCACATGGCTGAGGTTTACGAGAGTACTTATCGGTATGATTTCCCTATCCCACTTCCTTTACCAGAGAAGACTGACTTGGAATTGCGTACCGATAACGTAGAGACTAACAACACCAGAGTGACCAGTAACTTCACGGCGGTCCTAATTAAGAACACAGCTTAAGGTTATAAGATGCCAAAGACAGCCCTCAAGAATAAGATGGAAGCTCATAACAAGAAGTCCAAGTATAAAGTGACTATGCGTATGCTTGAGGCAGTCTATGATAGAGGTGTAGGTGCCTACCGTACAAACCCATCTTCAGTACGTCCTAATGTGACTGGTCCTGAGCAATGGGCTATGGCTCGTGTCAATAGCTTCCTTAAGATTGTCAGTGGCTCCAAAAAGGCCAACCACGACAAAGACCTACTACCATCAGCCCACCCCTCAAGCTCTAAGAAGTCAGTGTCTAAAGCTAAACTAGCCAATGACATATTCTCTACTGAGATGGAAGCTAGGGCTAGAAGTATGGACATGGGTTGTGAAGGTAAGATCCACGTACATGAAGATAGCATGGGACAGGCCGTGTACATGCCCTGTGGTAGCCACGAAGAGTATTTAGCATACTACTCACCTGATGAGGTAGCAGAAGAGTCAGTGAGCCGCCTAGACGCTCTCAGGGCTATCGTACAGGAAGTGATGAAGGAAGAGTTCACTAAGGCTGAATACCAAGGCGAGAAAGTCACTTTAAACAAGCCTCGTCGTATTCAAGGTGGCAACAAGAAGTTTGAAGTGTTCGTGCAAGATGGTGGAAAAGTAAAGAGAGTTACCTTTGGAGACCCTAACATGGAGATCCGTCGAGATGACCCCAAAGCCAGAGCTAATTTCCGCTCCCGCCATTCTTGCGATAGCAAGAAAGATAAGACTACAGCAGGTTACTGGTCTTGTCGTATGTGGGAAGGTGGAACATCAGTGTCCGAATTAACAAAGAGTATTGAAGGTCAAATCCTTAAGGCTGACGAAGAACAACGTCTAGTCTACGGGTGGGCCTCAGTCGTTACTGAGAAGGGTGAGCCAGTGGTTGACCGTCAAGGTGACGTAATTGAACCTGACACACTCGTTAAGGCTGTCAATGGCTTTATGGAGCATATTCGTGTCGGTAAGCAGATGCATACAGGGGATCAGATTGGGGCGGTTATCCACTCCATGCCTATAACCAAAGAGATAGGTGAATCCCTTGGCATCCAGAGTGACCGTGAAGGCTGGATTGTAGCTTTCAAAGTCTATGACGATAATGTCTGGGCAAAGGTTAAGTCTGGTGAACTTGCGGCCTTCTCTATTGGGGGTCGTGCAATCAAGGAGGACTATAGTGCCTAACCTTTTAAAACAGCTTGAACTGGAAGAGTTGTCTTTGGTGGATCGTCCAGCAAATGCACAGGCAATAGTCTCCTTGTACAAGCGTGATAATTCCAATGGAGAACCTATGGAACATGAAGTAACAGAAAAAATGTCTGATGATCTGAAGGCCAAACTGAAGCCATACATGGATAAAGGTATGTCTGAAGAGGAAGCCATGAAGATGTACAACATGGACATGAAGAAAGCTGATGATGCAACCGCTGAAGAGCTTGAAATCGAAACACTTAAGGCTTCTGAAGTTGCTCTTAAGGAAGAAAACGAGCGTCTTCGCAAGTCTCTCATCGAAAATGGTTATGTCATTAAAGCTGACGTAATTGAGAAGAAAGCTGAACCTGAGTATGTAGAGTATGACGGTGAGCAAATCAACAAAGCTGACATCCCTGCGCCTATCCTTAAGGCTTTGGAAGAAGCTGAAGTTGCTAAGGCAGATGCTGAACTGACTAAACGTGCAGAAGAAGCTCTACCTAACTTCAATATCGACGTAGCTAAAACACTTATTGCTAAGTTTGATACAGATGAAGCAGTTATGGAAGCTCTGAAGGGTGCTGATGCAGTATTCGGAGAGTCTATGGAAGAATTTGGTAAGTCTGATGCTGATGGCAACTTCGCTACAGCACAGGACAAGCTAGATGCCCTCGTTAAGTCTTATATGGACGAAAACAAAATCAAGAAGAGCCAATATGCTGTAGCTTATGCCGCAGTTGCTAAGACCGATGAAGGTAAAGCTCTTATCAACAAATCCTATAAAGGAGAATAAATATGGCTGTAATGCAGTCCCGTGATACACGGTCTTTTGTTGCTGG